ACCGACGCTATCGCCCCGGACAAGCCCGCGGAGGCGCCGCTCGCTTTGTCAAAGTCGGCGATTAGTTGCTTAAAGCTGGACCCGACTTGCGTCATCGAGTCGGCCACGGTCGGCGGTATTTTCTGGAACTCCTCGTCCAGTACCCGGGCTTGCGACCGGATCGCCTTTATAACTTCGTCGCCCGTGATTTTTCCGGCCTCGCCCAGTTTGCGAAGCTCTCCGACGCCGACGCCCATTCCGGCCGCTATCGCTTGGGCGACCCGCGGGGTTTGCTCGAGGACGGAGTTCAATTCCTCGCCGCGAAGCGTCCCGGAGGCTAGGCCCTGTGCAAGCTGAACGAGCGCCGCGTTTGCCGACTCCGCGCCGGCCCCGCTGATTTTTACGGCCTTTCCGATCGCTTGCGTTACCGCCAAAAGCTCGCCCTGCGGGACGTTGGCGTCCTTGGTCGCGAGCGCCATCCGGCTGTATAGGTCGACCGTTTCCTTCAGCCCTTGCCGCGTTTCCTTCGCGATGATCGACAAGCCGGCCTGCGCCGTGTTGAACTCCTGCTGGCTTTTCGTCGCGAGCCGGAGCCGGCCCTCGAGCTGTTTCATTTCGTCGGCCGCGTCGATTACCGACTTTATGGAAAACGCCGCGCCGAACGCCCCGGCCAGACCGAACAAGGCGCCCTTAATGGACCCGACTTGCTTGTTTAGCTTGTCGATCCCACTATCGGCCCCGGCCTTTTTGCTTTTCTTGTCGAGGTCGTCGAGCGCCTTCCCAAGCGTACCGAGGCCCGAACGGATCTCCGCGAGGTCCGCGCTTATTTTTACTTTTAGGTCGAGGTCATTCGCCACGCTGAAGCTCCGCTATTGCTGCTTTGAATCCTTTCGCGTCGAACTGCGCCATCCGGGCCGCGGTTATTTGCTGAAGGTGTGCCCCGCGCTCTCGCCGTGCTATTGCGTCGACAAAAATCCGAACCTGCGCGAGCGTGTAAAAACGTATGTCCTCGAGTCGGTGGCCGTTGCTTACTAGGCCCTGAATGCTGTCGATCCAGTGTGAACTTTCTCGCGGAGCGTTTCGACCTCCTGCTTCATTGCCGGCAGAAGGCGTTTTATAAAAAAATCGGCGTTGACCTCGACGACCGCCGACGTCAGTCGAACAAAGTCGTCGGGAAGCATTTCGTCCAGCTTGCCGCGCTCGATCCCTGTCGCTACCTGAACGGCATCGATCATTCGGTCGCCGTGTAGCTCGATCGTCGTCAGTAAGTCGCCGGAGCCTTCCATCGCGTCGAGTACGTCGGACGCGATCGGTTTTATTGCTTGCGTGAACGCCTGAAGTTTGCCAATTCGGATCGGCGTCACGGTTATTTGATCTTGCCCGATTGTTACCGTCCGGGTCGTCGGTTCAAAAACTACGGAAAGGTCGTCGCTCATGGTGGCCTCGTGGATTAAGGCCGGGGACTATCCCCCGGCCCGGTCCATTCTAGCCCACTTTAGCCGGCGATTTGCGCTTTGAAGTATTGCGAAACGCTTGTGCCGTTTTTGCTGGTGTCCTTCAGTACCTTACCTTCCAGCTCGAGGGCCGCGTAATCCTCGCCGATCAGCGACAGGTCCTTGGCCGCGCCGAGCTTGACCCGGAAGGCGTGGACCGTGGTCGACTTGCCGGAACGCGCATCGTTCACGCCGTCGAAAAACAGCTCGTACTCCTGCGCCGAGTTCAGCAAAGCCTCGACCGCGTCGCTCGCTTTCTTGGTGTAGGAAACCAGAACGTTTTCGCCGTCGTAAATGTTGGGGACGGTTGCGTCGATAGTGATACCGCCGCCGGACGCGATAAAGTTCGTGTCCTCGGTCAGGGCCGCGGTGATACCGACGACGCGGAAAGTCGCCGTGCCGTCCGCGAAGGTCGCGCCCATAGTCGTTGAAAACGACGGAGGCGAGCCGGCGGAAGTTCCGGCCGTGGAACACTTGTAAACGTAGCCGTTCGGCGTCGCTGGCAAGTAATACTGGCCGAGCGTGTAGGCCGTGCTGTTCGCCCGGGCGCTGGCCGCGTATTGCGCGTGTTTAACCGTAACCGCTGAATCGGTGTCGATCATGTAGTCGACGACCGACAAGCCGCCAGCATAAACGCCGTCGACCGCTTCGTCGGTCACTGTCCCGGCTGCGATGTTGGTCGCGTCGCCGAAAACCGCCCGGGCCAAGTTGTCCGGGGAAATGTCGTGCATTGTGAGCTTGCAGGTTACGGACGAAACGCGACGCACTTCGTTATATGAACCGCCGCCGCCCTTGGTGTAGTCTTTGAGGTCTTTTGTATCTTCCTCGACTGAAAACCCGAGGCTCGACACGTTGCCAACGAAGGCCAGCGCCGCCGCTGAACCCGCGACTCTCATGTGAACCTTGCCGACGCCGATGTATGAATAGTCTGTCATTTTCGTTTCCCCTTTGCTTTCAGTTTATGAAACATCGCCCCGGATTTGCCGCCGTAATGAAAATACGAGCGGGAAATAACCGAAGCCGTCGCCATACGCCGGCGACGGTGCGTCCATCATTTCGAGAGCCGGGATTGCTTGCCCGGGTTTCCATCCGAGCAATGCCCGAATTACTGCCTCGAGGATAGGGTCCGCCGCGTCCCGTGTTCCTTGCTGGTTTCCGTGCCGGCTTGCGCTTCGGGTCACGGTCCAGACGTAAAACTCCTGCGACAAAGTCGCGATGCTTGGAGCGCCTTTCATACTCTCCACGCCTGTAATGCCGTTATAAGCCACGAAAACCGACGCGGCAACCTGCGACCAATTTTTCGCGTTTTCTAGGTCGACGGCGGTATAAACTTTTGGCGCCGGCGTTAGCCCGGCGAGCTTTAACGTCAGCCGGTCCACGATCAGTTGCTCGACGTCCTGAAACATCCCCGTCATTTTTTGGCCGCCTTTTCAAAGTGCAAGCGAAGCGACGACAAAACGTCCGCCGCCCACTTTTCCGGGAGGTCGGTCGCGCCGCTTGCGGTGATCGGTAAAAACGGCCGGGCCGGGATCGTGACTTTTTTCATAAAAACTGGAAAGCCGCCCGGGTGCATCCACCGGAGCCGCTTCGCTGTTACCGGCTTTATCACGGCCCCGAACTGGTGAACCGCCGGGAACTTTACGCCGCCCTCGGCCTGTAGATTCGTTCCCACTTCGACGCTGTTGTTTTTCACTTGCGCCGTGATCGAGTTCATCAGGTGGCCGGTATTGCGGAGCGGTTGCCCGCCGTGCCGTGTGAGGGCCGACAATGGCGCCCACTTCGCGCCCCACGGGGAGGCGCCCGACTTGAACCCGAGCTGGACCTTTGTTTTCAGCTTGCGCCCGACGTTTTGCATCGCCGGGGTGATGCTTTCCCCGGCCTCGATCATGTCGTCGAGCTTTTTCTGTAGCTGTTGGTCCAAAAGTTCGTAGGTGATCGACTTCGCCATGTTAAAAACCCGCGAGCGTGGTCGACGTGAAAACCCGGTCGTCCGCGTAGTAATCCACGCCGCCGGCGTCATCCAGAGGGGCCAGCGTTTCGGCCGGGATTGTGAGCTTGCCGGCGGATAGATCCTTTAGCCGGGCGATCGAGTCGTCGTAGCGCTTGCGGATTTCCTCGGGCGCATTGTTGCCCCATAGGATGTACCGGACGAGGTTCGCCGCTATCCCCACTATAAGCGCCGGAGCGCTCGCAAGGGGGACGGAGTACCGTCCGGCCAGATAGCCGTCGATCAGGGCGTCCGCGTCCGTTTGAGCGCTTGCGAGGGCGTTCGTGTCGGCTGTCCCGCTGTTGTCGCGGTCCAGTAGGTCCGCCACTTCGACGTCGCCGAAACGCGCTACCAGTTCCGCCTCGGTGCAATAGGCCATAATCAGCCGGCCGCGTTCATTTCGTCAGCCAGCGCGACGGCGTGAACTTTTGTCATCGCCTCGGATACCGCTTTGCCTTCGGTGTCGATGATGTACCAACGACCGCTGCCGCGATGCTCGACCCGGAACTTTTCGCCGGTGTCCGGGGCCTTTTCGCCCGGGGCCTCGTCGATCCCGATATCGGTTTCAGCGTCGACAATTCCGTCGCCGGCTTCGTCGCCGGGCAGAATCATTCCGCCGCCTGTTTCGTCGGTTCCTTCGGTGCTGTCCTGTTCGATCGGTTCGTCCGATACCAGTCCAGCCGCTACCAGCTCCGGGACGTCGCTCGGGGCCTCGTCGCCGACGTTGTAGCGCTTGCCGTTGTACTTGAAAGGTTCGATCGTTTTCATGCTATGGCCTCGACTCGATAAAAAAAAGGGGCATCCTTGCCCCGGTTTTGTGCCTTGCTTGCGCCTCGATTACGCGATCGCCGCGCTTATCAGGTACGCGCAATCGGGAGCGGTCAGGACCTCTTTTACCGATTCGCCGACCAGTAAACGGGTGGCGCCACGGAGGCCGACTTCGTCGTCGAACTTGCTCTTGGCTACACGGCCGCCCCATTGTGCGGTCATGCCAAAAGTCAGGCCCATTTTCGGGGTCGCTGTCGGGTTTTTGTAGAAAAACAGAGCAGACTTGCCCCACGCCCGGCCGTAGCTGGCCGTCTGGCCCGGCTTCGCGCTGTTGTATCGGCTCATGCCGACGATGATGTTTTGCAGCTCGAGCAATTCGGCTACCGCTTGACGTGCGGCCAAGCCCACGTCGCCGCTATTTTTGTTGGTGGCCTTGATTACTTTCGGGTGTTGGCGGAGCTTGGTCCACACGTCATGGCCGAAAACTGCGTTATTCGGACGCATGAAACAGGCATCGAGCGCCGTCATAATGTCGTCGATCGGGTCGGAGTTGGTGAAGTCGCTCCACTGATCGTTTCCGACGAGGGTTGTCTTGTTCGCCGCTGCATAATTCGCCGCGTCGAGAACCATTGTCGCCACGCGGATTTCGCGATCCAAAAGGACAAGGTCGGTCAGTCCTTCGGCATGACTTCCGAGCGGGTTCACGCGGTTTTCGGTGTCGTTGTCAATGTCCGCTTGTGGGACGACAGCCGCCAGACCATAGTCGCGTGTCGAGCTGTCGACTTCCGTCGCTGAAAACTCGACCTCGTTCGCTCGGCTTTTGCGGCCCATGTTGGTATCGGGAACCGTGAAGCGATCGGCCTTGGTGTGTTTCAGGTAGGAAAACTCTTGTTTTCCGACTGTTACACGCGGAAGGATTGCGTCGGCGATGTATTCCTCGTTTTTGTACGCGAGGGCGATCTGCGTCAGCTCTTTGTTGATTGGAAAAGGTGCGTTTGCCATTGTCTGTATCTCCTGTTTCGGTCGATTTTTCGATTACAGTTTTACGGAGCCGAGGTCGCCGGAAACACCGGACACCATAGCTTGACCGATAACGCTGTCGCGTCGGCTGTAGGTTACTAACAAGGCATTGCCGGAAGTCGACGTGCCGCCCGTGTTGGTGATTGTGTCCGCCGCGCTTATGCTGAACTCGGAGGTCAGGTCGATCAGCGTGATATTGGACGCCGTTGCGTCGCGATCCAAAACGATTACGCTCTCGAGCGTGTCGGTGGTCAGGATGCCGGTCAGGGTCAAAGCGCCAGCCGCGCCGCCCGCGATAGTGGTCGTGTATTCACGATCAACAGCCACGATTGCTTTGCCGTTCGCGTCGCTTGTTACCATTTGGCCGCGAGTGATTGAGCCGCCGTATTCGATAGTCGCGATGCCGCCCATCACTACGTCGACAGGATCCAGTGCGGCGTCGGCGCCGAGCGAATCGGACACGCCGATTACCAGCGAATTACGAGCCGTTGATTGTGCGACGGAGTTGTCGGCGGAGCCGAACTTAACAGCACGGAAAGGCGAAATGGCGCCGGCTGCATTGAAGTTTTTCACTAGCATTTCGTTTCTCATGGCTTGCTTTCCCCTTTGTTAAACTGTTGGACCGTTGCGAACTTGCGCGACGGCTTCCGAAAAATTACGGACCTTGCCGGTTTTGACCAGTTCGCGAGCTTGCGCCGCCACTTCGTCGTCTGCCATGTCGTCCGGGTTCACTCCGTCGTCGCGCTTGGAGTGTTCCTTGAAGTCTACCGCCACTGGCCGGGCCTCGAGGCTGTTCAGGAAAAACCCGCGCTGGCTGAACTTTTGCGCCGCTTCGCCTTCGCCGAACTCTACTACCGTTTCGCCATCCTGCAAGCTGGCCGCATAGGCGACAAGCTGCGACCGTTCAGCCGGCAGAACTTTTCCGACAGCGATCAGGGCGTCGATTTTTGTTTCGACCAGTACGCGCTCGGCTTCGGCTTGCTTTTCTGCAAAGTCGGCTGCCTCTTTTGCTTCGAGGTCCGCGATTCGAGCGTTCGCCGCGTCGAGTTCGGCCTGTAATTCCTCGGGTGTTTTCATGCTTGGTTCCCCTGCTAGGTTTTGGTTTGCTGGTTCGTTAAATGCGAGCGCCGGCTCGGGTTTGATTTCCTGCCGTTGGCGCTCGGCTTCGCCGTTCACTTCGTCGATGTAATACGTCGGAAGGACCTTGTCGGCCACGTCCAGACCTTTCTCGCCGATCAGCCAGTCGCGAAGCCCACGGAGGGCAGAGCCGATCACGGAAAACGTGTAGCTCGACACGTCGCCGAACTCTACGACGCCTTCCTCGGTGTCGCTGAACTCGACGCCTTTCAGGCCCTTTACGGCCGGAGGTTGTGCGCCGAGGAACCCGACGTGGCGAAGGTAAAGCGAACCCGGGACCGGGTTATTCGGTGCATCGGGCAAGTAAAACGACGCGGAGCGCTTTTTGTATCGACCGGCTTCGACAAGCTCGGCGAACTCCGGGTCGACCTGATCCGGCTCGGCGATCAGGACGCCGTCGGAATAGGTCAGCGATTTTATCCAGCCGAAGGCCGGGTGGTTGTCCTTCGGATGCCCGACGACGATCGGGGCTTCGTGAATGGCCGGGTCGTAGGCCGCCACGGCCGCGACGAGTAAATCCTCGCTGAAGTCCATCGAGAACCCGTCGCTCGCGGTTTGCTTTCCGCGCTTGAAAATCTGAAACGGTAACATCGCCGCCCCTGCCTGTATGAATGGGGTCGACTGTAACGCCTTGGGCGAAGGTTTCAACCTGCGACCGTTCGCTGGTGTATAATGGCCGGGAACCTTCAGCCGTTAGAAAAAAGGGGGATTTTGTGGACCTTTTCCGCATAACTTACGCCGGCGAGTCCGGCCGCGCCATGTCGTTTACCTGTTACGCCGAAAGCGAAGCCGAGGCCGTCGAGCGTTGGGAAACGGAAGTATCCGAACCGTTCAGCGACTTTCCAGAAAGGCAAAGCCGCGAACCGGGTCGTTTGCCGATTAGTTCAGAACGAGGATGTGGCCGCGGTCCTCGAGGCTCGAACGGTCGAACTCGTCCGGGAGGATAACGGCGATCGGGCCCACGTCCTCGCGACGGATAACCGCCACGCCGAACGCGGTGTTTGCCACGAGGTTTTCGTCGTCGACGTAAAAATCCGCGACCACTTGGGTTTTCGGGGTTCCGTCGCCGTCGATGATCGGCTGTTTCAGTTGCGCGAGAATGTTCATTTTTTGGCCCTTTGCTGGTTTGTGGGTTTCTGGAACCGCCGACACTATCGCGACAGCTCGTCACGGTCAATACGCGCCCACTCCTCCGGGAGGCTCGTCCCGGCCGCCTTCACGTCCTCGACAAAGTCGATCATTGAAACGGCGACGCGGGTCGCCTCGAGCGTGTCGTAGTCGATCGCCCTGATAGTTCCGCGGCCCGTTGGCCCGTCGAACTTGAACCCGTCGCCGTCAGGCTCGACCTTCACGTTCAAAAGCCACGACGACCGAAGCCACGGCGCCGCCGCTCCCGGTTGTTCGTTGTACCAGTATTGCGTCGTATACAGGACAAAGCCGTCGCCGTCGAACGTCGCCTCCGGGTTGTCGAAAACGTGGGCCACGTACATTGTCGAGGGGCCGTCGCCGTAGCCCTTGTCGATCGTTACGACGACGCCTAGCTCCCACTTGCTCGCCTTCGCGTTTATCATTTCTGCCCCTTGTACCGAATCACGTCCTCGAGCTTGCGACCGTCCGGCCATTCCTTGTAGCCCTCGGCCCGCATGAATGCCCGCATTTCCTCGGCCGTGCTTTTTTTATTAAAAACCATTTTGTCGAAGTCGTCGAAAAGCGACAGCGTGTCCCGGAACACGGTTTCGTTGCTTGTCGCGTGTTTGACGTCGGCCAGCTCCGACAGGTTTCGCCGGCGCTTGTTTTGCTGTACGCCTTCGCGCATTTCCCCGAACTCGTCGCCGCTATACGAAACGGCGTCGAGCCGCTTCACTACTCGAGGTTTCCAAAAAAGCCCGGAAAGGTCCTGCCAGTTGTTTTCGTCGCCTTTTTTGAGAATACGGGTAAACATACCGACGCCGCCGCCGACGTTAAAATCGGCCGCTACTGACGAGCCTTCGCCGGGCTTGAAGTAAAGCCCTCGACGCAATAAGTCGACCCGGCTCGCGTAATGCCCGCCGCCGTGAATCATGGCCTTCATGTTTTCGAGCATTTTCCCGTCGTTAGCCACGCCTTTTCGGTAGCTAGTCGGGTTGTTGTAAATAACGTGGTCCTTTTCAAACAGCGCAAAGTCGAACTCGTCGAAGTCCGGCCGGTTTTGTACGGTGCGGCCATGTCCGAACGCTTGCCGAATCCCGGTGTAACTGTTGAACTCGGGCCGGGTTGTAATGTCGATGCCGGTCCATTTTTCTATAAGCTCGAGCCGTGCCATTATGCGTTCGCCGATCGTTGCCAGTTTTGCGACCGACTGGACCGCCTTTGTTTTTACCGCGTCGCGCATTGCGTTTAGCCTTGCGATTTTGTGCGTGTAAAGGTCGAGCAATTCCTCGTCGGTTGTGCGGACGGCTTCGACGCCGAGCTTTTCAATGGATTGTAAAAGCCTCGAGCTTGCCGCGGTCGATACTTCGTCCACGTCGAGGAATACCTGCCCGCGTATTGAAAACGAGTCGTCGCCGTCATACTCCGGAACGTAAGACAAGCGAACGCCGTCGCCGAGGTCGGCCTGTACGAACTTTTGAACCCTGAAGGCGTCCTGAACCTTGTCGCGTTTGATAATTGTCGCGACGCCCTTGTGGAACTCGGCCTGCACGTTCACGAAGCCGGACCGGGTTTTTGCTTCGATCATGTTTTTGGCGCCGACGCTGTAAAAATGCGGGAACGTGTCCTTTTCCTCGCCGAGCCAGCCCTCGAGTTTTATCGCTTTGTCGTTCGCCGTTTTCCCGTCGAGTTTTGCGACGCCCTCCTTGTACCAATACTTCATGTTTTCCAGCGCCGTTTCCAGCTTGTCGGAGTGCGCCGGGTCGATGCCTTTCGTTTTTGCCAGCTCCGTTTCGCGGATTAGCCGCTCGAGCTTCGGCTTCATTTTTGCCCATCGCTCGACGCTGGTCGCCTCGAGTATTCCGCCTTTATCCGCTCGGGAGTTGACGCCGACGAGCATCAGCTTTATCCCGGCCCATAGCTCCTCCTCGTTAAAATTAACCACGGGCTTTTGCGTTGCCGACAGCATGGCGTCGAGCTTTTTCATACCTTCCGGCGTCAGCTTGAACGCGGCCCGCGTCATGCCCGGGCCTTTCTTTTCCGCGAACGTCGAGAACACGACGGAATGATCCTCCACGTCGGCGCCGTCGACCTTCAGGGCGTAGCCGTTGGCCCGGCTGTCGACGATTGTCGCTTGCTCGCCTTCCGATACTGCGAAGCCTTTCGCGGGCGCCGCTGGTTTGTCGATGCCTTGCTTCGGCCTTGCTTTCGGGTAACGCTCGAAAAGGTCCTGCTTCCGGGCGATTAGCTTCCGGGCCAGCTCTCGCCGGTCGTCCTCGTCGCCGGGCCCGTATTTCATAACCTGCGCGAGAATGTCGTCGTCCTGAATTAGCAGGACCCGAGCGACGGACGCCTCGATTTGCTTCGGCTTCAGTCGTCCGAATATGTTCGCCGCCTGCGGGTTCGTGTTGGCGTCGCGAAGCGAATCCAGCTCCCCCACTTTGTCGCCGAACGCCGCGCCTTTTTCCCCGCCTTGCGCCCGGTAGATTAACCCGCCGCCAGTGTCGACACGGACGGCCCGGTTTTTGAGTAACTTCATGTTGTCGTAGCCTTGCCCGATAACATCCCAATTTGCCAGCCAAGCGTCGACCGCGAAGCCTTCGCCCACGCCTGCGGGTAACGCCTCGAGGGCGGAGCGCGATTCGGTTAATCCGTCGATCCATTTCGAGGCCAGCCCTTCGCGACCGTCAGGCAATACGACGAAGCGGTAATCGACCGACTCGACGCCGGCCAGTTCGTATAGCTTCGCCGTTAGCATTTCGTTTTTCGCTTTGCTCTCGGGGATGAACTTTATGTACCACTGCTGGCCGCTGTCGGTATCCTGAAACAAGCCGCCCGGGTTGCTTCCCTTTTGCGGTCCGATTTGCGTCATAAAGTCGCCGGCGATTTGCCCCTCGGGAAGTTCCGGGGATAGCGTGTCCGGGGTCGGCTTCGGGTTCCAGTCGATCGCGTCGTCGCCCGGGAGCTTTACCGGCTCGACCTCGGGCTTCGGTTTTTTCTTTTCAATGTCGGCGAGTATTTTCGCCTGAACCTCTGGCCCGGAGTTCGCGAAGGCGTCGGCCTGCGTTTTGCTCGGGACCTTGCCTTTTAGAATGGCCGCCTTGTAGCCGCTCAATGCGTCCGTGAGCGATTTCGCTTGCTGGACGAGGATTACTTCGGCCTCGAGTGCGTTCGCTTGCTGAACGACGTCCAGCCCGTCGAGCTTGCCCTGTTTTGTCAGGCTCGCCCACGCTTTGCCCATTTTGCTGTCGGGAGTCGACGCTTTGAACATATCGACTTTTGTCGTCGCCTCCGCGTTTGCCTTCAGGATCGCGCTTTTCGTTTCGAGTTCCTGAATTATCGCGAGCTTCGCCTCCTGCGGGAGTGCGTCGAACGCGGCCTGCGCGAGCGGTTCCGGTTTTTTGCCCGCGGCGATTTGCGCCTTGTATTTTGTGAGGCCGACCGACTGCTTTGTTTTTGCGGCCTCCTGTTTTGCCTTTGCCAGTAATTCGACCGGGCCGAGCTGGCCCTTTTTTTGTTGGGCTTTGATCGCTGTCGAAACGTAGGGCGTTTTGTCCGCGAGGTGTTTGTCGATTTCCTTCAGCGCCGCTTCCGCTTTTGCCGCGAGGTCGTCAGGCAATGCCGCCGCTTTTTCCTTCGCGAGCGCGATCAGGTTGTCGATCCGTTTCGCCGCC